AGTTCCTGAGAGCATCTAGCCCTGTTTTACATTTATAATCAAACCAGCATTGAGGCAGCAATAGTCTTACCTGCTCTATGCCAGATTGAACAGACAATTTTCGCGCTACAGTTATATCGAGTCCAGCTTCCTGCAAAACCTCTTTGCGGCTCTTTCCTGTGCCTAACTCTCTGACTTCGACGTCATGAGGCAAGAACTGCGTATAGCCTTCGTAGCCGTTATCCTTGAGCCAGCGTACATACCAGTCCAGACCGACTCCGTGGTTTTCCGTAAAATCAATGAGACGTACTTCTTTTCCAACCACCTGAGCAACCCACAGAGAAGTAGAATCGCTAATCCCCAAATCCCAAGCAGCATAAGACTTACACAGATCATCACGCTCAATGGTAGTGATTCTATTCTTCGCTTCGAGATCGTTAATAATCTTGCCATAATAGCTACCTTGAATAGCGGCATCAAAGGAACATTCAAATTCCTGAAAATACCTATCGTCACCCATCTCTTTACGAGCAGCCCAAAGTTCCTTCTCGCTAAGAATACCTGTTTCACTAGCCTTGAACTCTAGTAATGCCCATCCTTCAGCAGTCTTAGCTCTATCACGGAAATCTAGGAAATGATTTTTACCTTTAGGCGTACCAATGAATAAGCACCACGTAGGAGCCTCGTCTGTATTCCTATCCGCTAGTGCTGGACGTATAACCTCGTTCCATATCTTAGGGTTTTGATCGCCTATCTCGTCAAGGATAACGCCATCGAAATACTGCCCACGCAAGCTATCAGCATTATCGCTACCGTAAAGACTAATGCGCCTACCCCAAAAGTCAACTCTAAGCTCTGAGATGTTAGCCACAGCCCCAAGAGGACGAGTAAATTCCAACAAGTAATCCCAAGCCACGCGCTTGGACTGTGCGTAAGTTGGAGCAATATAGGCAAATCGTGGGTTTGGTTTAGTGCATTCAATGGCAGCCTTGATTAGATGGTTAATCGCGCTAACAGTCTTGCCCATACGACGATGAGCCACTACTACTGTAAACCTGTGCTTGTCTATAGCCTCATGAATCAGCCCTTGCTGCTCACGAGGCTTATAAGCGATCTCGATTACTTCTGCCATGTCACCATCAACGGAGCACCGTCAGCACCAGTAATCTCTTGCTTACTAGTCTCTGCCCATCTCATCTGAGCCTTAGTCCACCAGATTAATGCAGTCGTATCACCGCCCTGAGCCTTGTTAAATAACGTCTTGGCTATCTGTGCGCTGGCTTTAGCTTTACCTAAGTCTAGCTCTGTACGGTAATGCTTTCTCAGCGTCTTATCGTCTATACCAATTAACGCTCCTATCTGTTCATGCGGCAGTCCTAGACCAGCCGATGTTTCGACTAATCTCTTGTTTTCTGCGCTAGGAATATGCTCATTCATTTTATGTAGGGGAAATGTTAATCATTCGTTAATAATTCGGCTTTCTTTCCGGTGAAATCTTCCCACCGCTTTACTATAACGTCACAGTATTTAGGGTCTAGTTCCATTAATCTTGCTTGCCTTCCTATTTTCTCACAGGCAATCATTGTTGATCCAGCTCCACCAAATGGCTCATAAACAACATCATTACTGCTTGTGCAAGACTCTATATATCCAATTGGGAACTCTACAGGAAACATTGCAGGATGTTCTTTTTTGCCTCTAGCAAAATCACAAGTAAATACTGTTCCAATTTTGCCCTTCTTATTTATTGCCCAACTATTTGGAGTAGTTTCACCATCTTTTTGTCGAATTGTTGATTTTCCACTTTCTCCACCATGCTTGTTATCTCGAGTTCTATTTATGTCCTTAATATCGCTACCAAACACAAAAATCCATTCATGCTCAATTGGAAACATTGCAGTCATATTGCCTATTGATCCACCCATACCTTCACGATTCCAAATATTCCAACTAAGCAACTTTAATCCACAATTCTTAGCTTCAACTATGTAATCATCCCAATACTGATTTATTTCACCATCTTTTCTACTTAATCCAAGATTAACAGCAAAAAAATTACAAAATCCTGATGCAGTTCTTATAAATGTAGCTAAATGTTCTGTGGATAATTGTTTACCACCGTTATATTCTCTCTGATCTGCATATGGTGGGCTAGTAAAGCAAAATTGCGCCTTATGACCATCCATCAACTTATCTACAGCATCAATACTCGTGCTATCCCCACACATTAGCCGATGATTGCCTAACTGGTATATATCACCTAGTTTAGTCTTAGGCTCCTCTGGTACGTCAGGAACAGCATCCTCATCCGTTAGCCCATCTACCTGCTCAGGCTCTAGCAATGCAGCTAACTCGTCCTGATTAAAGCCCAATATATCTAACGCAAAACCATCCTTTAATAGATCATCTAACTCAATAGTTAGCAAAGTATTATCCCAATCAGCATTTAACGCTAGTTTATTGTCTGCAATAACTAACGCTTTACGCTGAGTATCGGTTAAATGACTTATCTCTATCGTAGGAACCTCATCCATCTTTAGCTTACGAGCAGCCATTAACCTGCCATGACCAGCAATGATGCTATTGGTTCCGTCTATTAATATGGGATTAGTCCAGCCGAACTCTTTAATGCTGGCTGATATTTGCGCTACCTGCTCATCTGAGTGCTTGCGACTATTGTTGACGTAAGGAATCAAGTCCTCAACTTTGCGATACTTAACATTTAACTGCATTGCATTATCCTCTGGATGTCATGCGGTATAAAGTAGTTGCTGCAATTCAATACTTAGGTATAATAATAGTTCACTAGGAGGAACTATGTTGCCAATATACACAATCACACTAACACAAACTGATGAGTACAATCTTGATGTTACTTATAGTGATTCGCTTAAAAGTATGTCTGATGAAGATGTTTCTGTTGCATTAGAAGATTGTATTCGTTTGTTACAAATAGAACTCATGTTAGTTACCAGTAAGTCCTAAGCGTCTTTGTTGCTCTAGGTATTTATAATAGTTGTCAATTACCTGCTGGTCTACAAATTCGGAGAAATTGGCTTTACGTTTTTCAAGTGCTCCAATAGCCATATTCCGTGTATCTCCCTTTTTACCAGCCATTTCTTTTAATACACTACCAAATGTTTTAGGAAAAAGTGCCTCAACTGGAACATTATTGCCTAAGCTACCTAAATAATTCGCAGTAAAGTCCGTGTTGTAAGTTGGGTTTATTGATGGACGCAAACGCATACCTTCTTTCCCTGTTGCAAGAACTGTATTACCAACGTATCCTTTAGGAACTCCAGCCAATGCAGGATCAGTTAACGCTGCTGACAAATCTTCAATATTAAAACCAAGTTTTTCTTGATTGCCCTTTAATGCCATTTTTCTCATAAGAGCAATTCGTGCATTACCTGCTGTAGTATCTAAACCTTCTCCAGTCAAAAGCTGCATTCTTCCTTCATCTGACATTATTCCTTTAAAATTTTTCATTTTAAAAATTTTATCAGTAGCTTCCACTTTTGTATTTCTAATAGACTTGTCAATTTCAGCAATTATCTTTTTACTTGGCGTTCTTGCATCTAATAAACCAAATATTGCCTGAGTAGGCATAACAGAAAAGAATTCTGAGTTTTCACCCATTGTTGTTGGCAAAGAAATAACTCTTCCAGAGCCACCAGCAGCCAGATTTTCTAGTCTAGCTTGAGCATCTCTACTCTGTATTTTTTTAGCAATGCCTAAATTTGAAGCACCACCAATATTTTGAGATATATGCCCTAAATCTCTGGAATAGTCCTGTCCTCCATGCGTCATAACATAATTAGCTAAATCTACATCAGAAATGTTTTTAATTTTGTAATTTCTGCTTGTGCTATCCCACGGCATAAGCATTAGGTTTGAACCTTTTAAATCTTCAATTTTTACAGGAGTCTTATCAACAAGACCACCCATAAATTCTCGTTCAAATCTAGTTCCTACTGATGGGTCAGGTTTTAATGGAGTTGATGGTCTATACGCATACATCTGTAAACCAGTTTTTGTAGCGTAATCATCAAGTAAATCACCAACTTGAGGAGCTATATATTTACCAGTAGCAACAGCACCTTTCGCCGCTAACCTTGCAGCAGCAGGAGCCATAGGAAGCAAATTACCCACAGTTTCCTTAGCCTCTGGACGCAATTGTGTAGCCATGCCAGTACCAAGTACGTTAGGCATACCGTAGGCAGTATTCTCAAGAGTCTTTACCGCAGATGGAATCCCAAGCAGATTAGTTAATGCACGAACTGGATCATTCTCATATCCAAATGGCTTACTTGCTGCTTCGTTTATATAATTAAGCAGACCAGCACCGTAATAGGCTGGGTAATTAGATACTGGTGTTTGGCGTATGTCAGCCATAGAATGCCTCGTACATATCCGGTCTGTTAGTCTTTATCCACTCTCTTGGTTCTTCATGGCACTTAGCAAAGTCGTTTCCAACTGTTTGACTTCCTGCATGATGAACGTATCCACGACTAACAAAGTGAAAATACCCTGCTTTGCTTAGATCGTGACATATTATATTGTCTGAATACCAATTAGTGCTAGGGAATTGTGCCACATCCCATGCCTCTTTACTTATAGCCGCGAAAATAGGAGCAATCACATCAGTCATCTTAATGTGTAACTCGCTCTCCCACTTTAACGCTGAGAATACGTCATCTTCCTCAGCTACTCGTATATTCTGTGCTGGTAGTACGTAATCTGATCGTGCGCCTAAGAACCCAACCTTAAATGACTTGCTGACGTACTTATAATCAGCTTGCATTTTGGGAATAGTGTCTGGACTCAGAACTACATCGTCATTAGCAATGATTAGTGAATCGTAATGCCCTGTAGAAAAGGCATAAGAGACAATTGCATTATACGCATCTCCGAAATTGGTAGCAGTATTTGGTCTGAATATGACTCTATCGTTGCCAAGTCTCTTTCT